GATTGTTTCGGTTGCATCGGTTGCACCCTCGGTTGCACCCTAAAACCCTGCAGTATCAGGGGCTTATGTGGCACGAGCAACCGAGCAACCGGTGCAACCGCAATTCTCTCACATATGCATGCGTACACACACGCACATGCACACGCGAGGATTATGCCGGTTGCACCGGTTGCTCGGTTGCTCTCTCTCTTTAACTCTCTGAAAATAAAGAAGAAAGAGGTGCAACCGCAGGTGCAACCGCTCGGGTCAGTGGCCTTGAAGCGGTTGCTCGCTCCTCTCAACCCGTTGAAATCGCTCGAAAAGAGGGGGAACTGACCATGGTTCGCCCCAACACGCTGGCTGAAGAGATGGCGCGCGAGGCGGCGGACCGGCTGCAGCGGGCGCACGACGCGGGCGAGCAGCTGAGCTTCCTGCCCGATGAGAAGGGCGGCGCCCTGGTCGAGGGCAAGGACGGCGCTCGGCCGCCGCGCGGGCCCGGCAAGGCCATGAGCCAGATGCGCGACTGGCTGGCGGTTCGCGGCTACCGGATGCCCGAGGACGTCCTGGCGGAGATGTCCGGCCTCGCCTCCTCGGCCGACGCGGTCCTCGAGGCGATGGCGAAGGCCGAGCGGATCCTCGAGTGGGCCTACGATGGCGATGCCGCGGGCAAGAGCCCGAGCTCGGCCCAGCGGCTGGCGACCTTCATGCAGGTCTACACCCTGCAGCTGCGCGCGGCCGAGGCCCTCCTGCCCTACGGGATGCCGAAGGCCACGCCCGACGTCCAGGTGAACCAGCAGAACGTCTTCCTGGTGTCGCGCGGCAGCGCCGAACCTGCGGATCCCGGTGCCGTGGCGCGCGACGTGACGCCGTCCAGAGCCGGTCGGATGCGCCCGCCGCCGATGCCGGGAGAAATCCAGCAAAATCAGCCACTTGGCGAAACGGCGGCGCGCGGCTCGGACGGCGAGGCTCGGACGGAATGAGTAAGCATCTGAAATCGCAGGGAAAATGGATGGACCGCACCCAGATCGCAAATCTGGTTGCGCCCCTCGCCCGCGATGCCCTGGCGGCTGCTGCCGATCGCCTCCTGGCCCCCGCGCGCCCCCGCGCGACCCCCCCGGGGGGGGCCTCGCCGCGTGACGCTCTCCCCCTCTCTCCGACCCCAATCATCATCCCGGCCCAGCCGGAGGCCGTGGAATGAGCGCGAACCTCGGGATGCGAGAACGGGGTCGGGGGGGCTGGGCTTCCCCTGCCGACGCCAATCGTGGCGGCGGCGGCGAGGATGTCGCGGCGGAGCTGGAAGGGCTGAGCGCGAAAGAGGCAATCGAGACGCTGCGCGCAAAGATCGGCGACGTCAAGGGGTCGGGGTTCGATCCGGAGTACTTCCCCGGCCCGATCGCCGAGGCCTTCTATTGGTCGGACGCCGACGTGATCGCGATCCAGGGGCCCGTCGGTAGCGCGAAGACCACGACGCTCAACCGGTCGCGCCTCCGCCGGGCTGCGGAGATGCCGCGGTCGGTCATCAACGGCAAGCGCATGTACCGCGTCTACTACCTGCGCCAGACCTACCGGCAGCTCTGGTCGACGACGATCCCGTCCTTCCTCGAGGTCTACCCGAAGGCCTTGAACCCGGCCGGCTGGTCGGGCGGCCGCGGCGATCCCGCGAAATTCGAGATCAGCTTCGAGGACGAAGACGGGGTCATCGAGTTCGAGGCCGTCTTCATGGCCTTCGGCGATGACGTGATCGCCAGCATGCGCGGGATCCAGACCACCGACATCGTCCTGAACGAGGCCGACACCATGGTCGCTGACGTGCTGACCGTCGGGATCGGCCGGATCGACCGCTTCCCGGGTGCCGCCCACTTCGAGGGCTACCCACCGCAGATGCAGGGCTATGGGCAGATCGCCTGCGACTTCAACGCGCCCGACGAGGACAACTGGACCTACAAGGTCTTCCACGACCAGGCCGAGCGCGAGCGGATGGCCGAGCTCCTGAGCCAGCACCTGCCCGAGGGCGCGCGGGCGATCCAGATCCAGTTCTTCAACCAGCCGGGCTACGGCCAGCCCGGGACGGAAAACCTCGCCAAGCTCAGCCCGGGCTACTACCCGCGCCAGATCGCGGCCATGCGGCTTGCCGGCCGCGGCGACATGATCGACCGGCTGGTCTACAACAAGGTCACGTTCCTCCGGGTAGGGGATCCGGTCTTCAAGCGCGAGTTCAGCCGCCGGCTGCACGTCGCCGAGACGACGATCCAGCCCGAGCCTGGCGCGCCGCTGCGCATCGGCCTTGACCAGGGCTTCAAGGGCGCGGCCGTGGTGGCGCAGTTCCTGGCGCCATTCCACTGGGTGTTCCTGGCCGAGCTGCACTTTCCCGACGAACGGCTGATGGCGGTCGAGTTCGGCCGACGGCTGGCCGAGCTCCTCGACAGCCCGCGCTTCACGAACCACCGCGTCGACGGCGGCTGGGGCGACATGGCGGGCGAGCACGGGGCGAGCCAGGCGGCCGACGAGAACGCGACCTGGAACCTCCTGGTCGGCAAGACGGCCGGCTTCACCATCCTGCCGCAGCGGATCGGGACGAACCGCATCCAGCCGCGCCTCGAGGCGTGGCGCGCGCCCCTCGAGTTCGTCCGAAGCGGTCGGCCGGGGATCCTCATCGACCCTTCGTGCCGCTTTCTGATCCGGGGCCTCGAGGCGCGATACGTCTGGAAGGACGAGGTCGACGCCTCGGGCGACAAGCGGAAGATCCCCGACAAGAGCTACACCGAGGCGAACGTCATCGACGCGGGCAGCTACCTGCTTCTGAGCGAGCACCGCGCCGACGGCCGAAGCCCCATCAGCATTCCCGGCGGCGAAGGGGCCATGGCGCCCCGCTTCCGAGGCCGTCCGCCGGAGGAGATCGGCGGCCTCAAAACCGGGTTCGACATCCTGAACCCCTACGGAGGACACTGACATGGCACGATCCCCGGCCGCCAAGCCGACCACCGCAGCGAAGCCCGCGGCGAAGCCCCGCGCGAAGAAGCCCCTCGACCTCGAACGCCTCGAGCGGCTGGCTCAGCTGATCGAGGACGAGGCGACGAAACCGCTGGTGCCGCTCCTGCACCGCCTCGAGACCGAGGAAGGCCTGAAGCTCGTCGAGAGCACGGGCACCTATGTCGCCACGCTGGCGGGCGTGAAGGCCTCGGGCACCGCTGGCCCGCGCATGGCGCTGGCCAACTGGGCGAACGCAGCGCGGCGGGCCGTGCGGGCGGGGAGGGCCTGATGGCAGGGATCCTGCAGCCCGACGGCCGTGTCAGCCCATTGCCGATCACTCCCGAGGAGTTTGCCAGGAGCGAGGCCTACCACCAGCGCCTTGCGCTCGAGGAGCTCGAGCGGCAGCGGCGCGAGATCTCGCGCGCCGTCCTGTCCCGGCTTTCGGTCCGGGGCCAGCTCCTGGCGAGCTTTGCCGTCATCCAGGGGGCCGGCGGCCGATGATCGAGATCCGCCCCTACGACGACTTCGAGGCCATGGCCGTCTTCCGGCAGCTCGACCCCGATGACTTCCTCGAGGCCGAGCTCGTCCGCGGGGCGGCCGTGTCCCACCTGTCGCTCTGGGGCGACTGGCGCCAGGCGCAGCATGCGCGCCTGGCGTCCTATGTCTTCAGCTATGCCGGCGCGCCCTTCGCCGTCGGTGCGCTGGCCCATTCGGGTGCCGCCGGCGTCGCAGAGGCGGCGCTTCTTGCGCGCGAGCATCGCCGCTTCCGACGGCCGCTGATCCGGCTGGCGCGGCAGATCCGCAGCGAGCTGCCCGAATTCTGCGCCCGCCTCGGGATCCGTCGCATCGAGGCCCGATGCTACGCCGGCCACCCGAGGGCGGCGCAGTTCCTCGAGTTCCTCGGCTTCCGCCATGAGGCGGATCTGCCGGGGTTCGGCGCCACGGGCGCCGTCGTCTTTCGCCAGTTCGCCTGGGTGGCCGCGTCGCGCGGCCCCGGCGACGGCCCCGAAGTTGCCTCGTCCCCATCCCAACCCACGGGAGACTGACCATGTGCTTTCTGAAGACCCCCAAAGTCAGCGCGGCGGCCGTGCCGATCGCGTCGGGCGACAACACCGAGGCCATTCGCCAGGCCGACATGGAGGCGCGCCTGCGGCGCCGGCGTTCGGGCGCGGCCGCCAACATCCTCACCGGCCCCATGGGCATCCCTTCGGGTGAGAATACGCCCACCCTCGGGGGGACTGCCTGATGGAGACCTCTCGCGTGATCGAGCGGGATCCCCGGGCGGACGAGGCCTTCCGTCGCTGGGACGAGCTGAAGACCGAGCGCACCCGCCACGAGCAGGACTGGGAACACCTCGCGCGACTGATCCGGCCGCAGCGCGGGGGCTTCGGGCTCGACGATCCGTCGATGCGCGAATACGAGAAGCCGCTGACGTCGGCCCCGATCCTCGCGCAGACCAACTTCGCGGCCGGGCTCTACGGCAACATCTCGAACCCGGCCAACAGCTGGTTCGGCCTAGAGACGCCGGACGAGGACCTCAACGCCTGGCAGCCGATGAACGAATGGCTCGACATCGTCGGCCGGCGGGTGCGGAACAGCT